CACGAATATCAAGAATTGGTTGTCGGTCATTGTAGATATTAGCATCTACATCTTTATTCCGACCAGAAATAATATAGTCTATGTCAAAATCAGTATATACTTCTGAGATTTTTTTTAATGTTTCCTTGCTTGTTGAATCGGAATATTGAGCTACAGAACCATTTGGAAGCCCTACAGATGCCTCAAAAGCTCTAACACTAAGTCCTTTTGATAAAATAAAAGCCTTGACTCTATCTCTTAATTGACTTACTTCTTGCTTTGCCATAGATAATTTGTTAAATAGATAAAATTATCTACACTTAGTTTTGTTTGTAGATAAATATATCTATATTTGCACTTGTAATAATTAATACAACATCAAAGGTAAAGAAATTAGAACATATATAATAATGTAAGGAGGCAAAAATGGAAAAATTAAACCTACAAGGTCATGAGACTGGCGCTCGTTCGTTCAGAGAGATCTACTTCTCCATGGACAACACGCCGCCTAAGAAGGCTTTCATCCAAAAGATAGCCACCATTACCAAACGATCTGAATCGGCTGTCAGATGTTGGGTAGCGGGAGTCTACCAACCGGATGCGTTAGCCCAAGAAGTGATAGAAAGAGAACTTGGCATTCCTGCCAGTGAATTATTCCCAAAGGAGGATAAGGTATGCGCGCAATAGAATTCTATACCACCCCCTCCGGTGAAGTAACTATCAAAGAGCAGGGACAGCCGGAACGCCAACTGAAAGAGTCCGATACGGATTTCATTCAAAGTTTCCTTGAGATTTTGGAAGAGTTCTATCCGGAGGCTTATGCGGCACTCCGCAAGTATTACGCCCGCTACGACGGGAATAAATGCTACCGGGATTTCTTGGCTGTACGTAGGTTTATCAAATGCAACTTCGGGCTGTACGATAATATGATAGACGTGGATGAGAACTGGAATTTCAAATTCGAGTTTGTCGGCTGCCCTCTACGAGGAGAATGTGACGGGTTTAAGAAAATCTGTGAACCGAAGTTCAACAGTACATTATCAGACAGCCAGCTTCGGGTGATGGAGCTTTGCTACTATGGAAAGAAAGACGAAGAGATTGCGGAAACGCTTTTCATCTCGTCCCACACCGTAAAGAACCACCGGAAGAACGTTTTCCGGAAACTCTCGATACACTCCATGGCGGAGTTCATGCGATATGCGAACGAAAAGAATCTATTTAAGGGCGAATAATCATGCCAACCGAAAACACCTATCAAAGCATACCTTCTTTACGAAAGATCGAGATCGAATACCTTGCTTGGCAAATCACAAGGATGCAAGCGGGTATCCGGGAATTTATCGGGCAAAAGGAAGCGCACCTCCGTTTCGGGAGGCAGAACGTGGAAAGATGGGTCTCGGAAGGTAGGCTACAACGTTACAAGCGACCGGGCAAAATCGAGTACAGGCTGGAAAACCTGTATAAGTGCGCCCTAGATCCATACGACTATTAAATGAATCATTAACATAGCAAGGCACCTTGGCAAGGCGTTGCAAAAGGAAGTTTACGATACCCATCCAACTCGCTATTTCACGGACGGTAAACCGCATTGCTAATAAATCATTGACGTATGAAAACAGATTACTGGAAACTCGCCCAAGCGGTGAGGTGGGGATTTTACATCCTTTTCGGAACGCTCGCCATACTTGGAATCGTGGCTATTTGCCTAGGACATTTCCTGCATATCATCACGACGTCCGGATGTGCGGCAATGGCTTACATGATAGCTAAACATTGGTAACTAACATTTAAAAACATAACATCATGTCGAATCTAATTCAGATCAAAGTAGCTGAGTTGAATCAGCTAAACCCGCTCATGATAGCGGAAGATAACAGGGTAGAACAAAAGTTCATCCAAATGTATAACGCGATCTGGGGTACCGCCCAAGGAGCGCAAATCTACGAGAAAGAGAAATTCAACTTCCGGAAGATATTACAAGACAAGCCGGAACTGCAAAGATGCACACCGTTATCCCTCTATGGATGCTTTTTGGATATAGCGGTCAACGGCCTGTCACTTGACCCAACAGGACGGCCGCACTGTTATATTCTTCCCCGTAGCACGAAGACCGGCTATAAGGATAACAACGGTAGCGATATCTACGAACTACGTGCTTATCTCTCCATCACCGGATATGGCGAGTTAGTCATGCGGCAACGTGCCGGACAAGTCCGTTACGTGGATAATCCCGTGGTTTGCTATGAGGGCGATACCTTCTCCCCCGGGTTGATCGACGGCGTAAAGACCGTGACCTACCAAGCGGCATGCCCCCGAAAGTCCAACAAGGTGATAGGTGGTTTCTTACGTATCGTACGCTCCGACGGTACCGTGGACTGGCACTGGATGATGGAAGGCGATATCAAGCGATTGGAAGCGTACAGCTTTAAGAACAACCAAAAATGGAACCCGCAAACCCGGCAGAAAGAAGGGAAGGCCAATGCCCTTTATACCTCTAGCGAAGGAGGTATTGATCCGGGATTCTTGGAAAGCAAGCTTATCAAGCACGCTTTCGACGGATATCCCAAGGTACGCACGGGACAGTTCTCCTCATTCGAGACACAGGAGGAACCGCAAGAGATCGACTACGGACTGGAAGAAACAACCGTTATCCAGCCCAATCAAGCCGGACAACAACCGCAAGCCCTCCAGCCCCAATCGGAAAATCTTTTACAAGGATTCGGAAAGCAACCGCAAGCGGAACCGGTACCCGTATCTGGTATAACAGCCCAAATATCACAAGAAGATGAAGAAGCCGGATTTTAAGAGTTCAATATCAACATTCAAAATTTTATCGACATGGATACACAGAATAACAATTTACCTTTCAAGGCTAACGAGGTCATTAGCATCTTACAGACAGCCCCGGATATTCTCGCCCGCAATGAGGCGTCGGTCTCAGCTTGCACGAACGCAGGGAAAACCTTCTTGGACACGATTGAGGGAAATGGAGGTATCGGCACGGACGAGATCGACACTGCGGTACAAGAATACCTTGCGAAGTCAAAGAAGACCGTAGAGAACATGAACAACCGCCGGAAGCCGTTAACCCAAATGCTAACGGCCATATCCAAACGTTTCACGACACTAGAGGGTTCCATAGACGCCAAATCCAAGGGAACCATCCCTTATCTGCTACAGATGGAGCGTAACAAATACGCCGCCAAGAAGCTGGAAGAGCAAAAACGCCGTGAGGAAGAGGCCCGGCAAAAACAGTTGGCGGAGAACGAGAAAGCCCAATACCGGGCCGACATAACGGTCTTGCTTGATACCACGTACGCCGCCTACGTCGAGAAGCATATCAACGCCTTGAACGGGATTTTCAATCGTGCCTCCCTAGCCACGTATGGGGACGTATGCCGGCAGATCACGCAAACAAGCACCGGTTTCTCATGGACGGATTTCGTGAAAAACGTCGTGGATAACAAACAGACATTCTATATGGACGGTGAGACCCGCAAAGCGATCAAGAACGAGATAGCCATCCTAAAGAAAAAAGAATATTCCGATCGATACGCTTTCGAGATCGAGGGACTGAAACAATCCTTGGTCGACCGCCTCCCATCCCTCCGGAAACAACTGGAGGAGCAAGAGGAAATTCGCAAGACCAACGCAATCGAGGCGGCACGGCTGGAGGAGGAGCGCAAACGGAAAGAGGCGGAAGAACGTCAAAAGGCCGAACTGGAACGCAAGCGCAAGGAAGAGGAAGCGAGAGCCAAGGCGGAGGCAGAGAAAGCCACCGCGGAAGTACAGGCGGCCTTCGATTTCAGTGCCGCCAGTATGTCTCCTACCCCTACCAAGGCGAAGATCAAGAAAAAGATCCAAGTCACCAATCCACAAGGATTCATGCAGGTATACCAGATGTGGTTCATGCGTGAGGGTATCAACATGAGCATGGAGGATCTTGAGAAGATCCATAAGAAGATGATCTCCTATTGCGAGAAAATAGCCAATAAGGACGGTGAACGAATCCAGTCCGCATTCGTGAAATATGTCGATGATATAACGGCCAAGTGATATGAAAAAGCTATATCTATCCTCATGGATAAACTTCGGGAAATACAGGCGTACACCGAGTAACCTAAAAAAGATCCTCGATACGGAAGAGGGCCGCAAATGGTTCCGGTGGCTGATGGATAACACTTACGATTTTGAATTTGACTTCGCAGTCATTGAATACTTAAAACTCAAGGAAGAAGATGCAAGATACGTATTACCAACGGTCTGAGGTCAGCAACTCAGACCTCACAGAGTTAAAGAACCTCCTCTATCCCCGTACGCAATACGGGGATAAGGAGAAGGCTTTCAAGTTCGGGAGCTTGATTGACGCTATGATCACCGAGCCGGAACGGGTCAGGTATGATAAGCGCATGGTGGACGACGTATTGTATTCCGGGGAGGATTTCGAGTTAGCGGAAGCGATGAAACGATCCCTGCGGATGGAGGCACGCCGAGACCCGTTCTTAGCCCAAGTGCTTGCTAAAGCGGAGACACAGCGGTTCATGGTAAACAAGGGACAACGTTTCCAATACGGTAACTTTGAATACACACTCGACACCCGTTGCAAATGGGACTGGTGGCTTCCCACATACGGATTCGGGGGAGACCTAAAAAGTACTTTCGCCAGTACCCAAAAGCAGTTCGACGAGGCGATTGATTTCTTCGATTGGGATCGTTCACGGGCCTGGTACATGGACATCGCCGGAAGCCGGCAAGATTTCATCTATGGCATCTCCAAGAAAAACCAGAAAGTGTTCAAGGCATTCAT